GCTTGAAACCTAAGGCTTGTAGCGCGGTTTGTCCTACGACAAATGACTTTCCAGAACCAGGACCGCCGGCGAGGAATACTGCTTTGAAAATAGCAGGATCATTAATTCCTTCTTCAAAAAATCTCTTGAATTTTATCATTTGTAAATCGCCTTGAATTCTGGAGACATTGTCGCTAAGAATGAAGGAGCAGATCTAAAGTTTCCTTTATAGCGAAGAGAGATGTTGCAAAGAGGAACACCACCTAGAACTAAATCGAACTTGAGAACCGCTGCAGTCGCTCCAGGTTGAAACGCTTGAGTCGATCCAGGTGTAAACACTAAGTCAACATCTCCTTTCGAGGCAAGATCATTGAGTTTAGTCGTTACTGTGTCGATGTCTTTGTACTCACCTGTTTCGATAACTACACCTTTCTGAGGACCGTAATCTCCGATACCAGTTACTAGTGCGAAGTCAAAGTTTACTTTCTGTAAGTCTTTTAAGTCTGATTTAAAGATAAGTTGCATGAGCTGATCAGCGATCATTTGCTTATTCTTTAGAATGATGTTAGCCATATCTTTAAACAAAGACGAGCTTGACTTGAGTTCTCTATTGACGACTTCGTTATCGACTCGCTGAATAAACTGTTTCCAGTTACGAGTGTTAGGACGAGTTTTCTCCATGTCGGCTAGAAGTTCTTTGCTTAGCTTTCCTTCACGCTTTCCACGAGCTAACACCTTGAGATAGAACAAACCAGTCTTATCGTCAAGCTGCTTCATGATTCGATTAAACTTAGAGTCTTGAAAGAGAGTTGAGAATGACTTGTTAATAAGTGTAGGATCTTCTTGATTGATTCGTTGCTTCTTCTTGAGAGAAACACCTAAGAACTTGTCGCCTTTCTTTACAATAAAGTCTGACGAGTTGAAGTCAGCCATTCCATATTTAGTGATTTGAAATTGTTTTACGTCGTCGTCCCAAGCTTGACCGGTAAGATAGACCATGTCAGCGTCACCGTATCCAGCATCATGAACTGCTTTAGCTGCTGAGACTGCTTGACAGAGATTAGGATAGTCGCCTGATAGGCTTTCGACTTGGCCTTTCTTATATCCCTTTACTTTATTAAGTCCAAGGCGGACGTCATTAATAAGAGCGTCCATTTCGTCTGAGTTTTCTGGAATTTTAAGTGTTGACTTTAAGCACAGAGCAGCGGTCATAAGTTCGTTGGGATCATCACCCGCTGCTGAACGCTTGCCATCGGGACGACAGTTAACATAGATATAGCGATCCATGTTTTTGTATTTAATAGCGTAATCTTTTTCTTTTCTTGCAGGAGGAACAGGTCCTCTTTCTAAGTCAGGATGCTTGTCAATGATCTCGTTTGCTAGTGCAGCAAACTTAGTACGATCTTTATCTGGCATTACCTGAGAGACAGCAAGTTTCTTACCAGTCGACTTTCCTGGTCTCTTATCGATTTCAATTTCTGTCTGTATAGAACCGATCTGATTATCGATATCAGAAAGAAGGTCGAGCGTAAAGGCTTCTTCGTTCCCTTTGAATTCTAAATTCGCAAGATCTTCACCCATGAATGTCATGAAGTCAAAATCAAGTTTAGAGAATCTTACTCTATTTTCAGAAAAATTTGATTTGAACTTTTTCATTGGATCCCTAATGACTAAAGTTAAGATTTATTTTTCTATTTATAATTAGGTAAGTTGGACATCTCCAAAGACGTTTCGAGCTTTACGCCGAGATCCTAACCTCTGGCCGATGTCTGTTTTATCGAATAATGGCGTGTCGTCATAGTTAGAAGACTTTTTTCCAGAGCCACCACCATTCGATCCATCTTCTACGTTGATATTACGTTGTGCGCTTTCTTCAAGCTCATAGATCTTCATCTTAGCACGGTCAATACCGACGAGGAACCGACGATAGTAGCCAAGGTCGCCCCATCGATTCTTAAGTTGTTTGATCATCAATTGACCAAGATCGTCGAGTGCTTCTGATGTTACCAATCCGAGAATACAGTCTGCAGTATGAGTGATCCCCATTGATTCGGAGGTATTTGTAAGATCAACATCAGAATTACCGTAACCGTCACGATTAAACTGAGAGCTAGTAACAACTGCACAATTAAACTCCATAGCCAGTCCACGTACTTCCTCCGCAATAGATTTTACCAGTGTGTATGAATTCGCTGCTGCTGATCCTCGAACACGAGCAGAAGCGCATATGTTAAGGTAGTCAACGAAGATAACATCAGGCTGAAAGTTTTTCTTGAGACGAAGTTCATTGAGTAAGTGTCGGAAGTGACCTGAGTGTACCGACCCAGTAGGATACTCTTTAATGACGAGCTTACCCGTTGTTTTCGTCTTATAGCGATTCATTCGCTTTTCAAATACATCACGAGGAATTTCTTTTACTTCGTCAATTGTAATATCCATGATGTTGGCATCAATACGACGGCCGATTTCTTCTTCAGCCATTTCCATAGTGATATACAAAACGTTCTTACCGTACATCAAGTGATTCGCAGCCATGTGGCATTTCAATAATGATTTACCACCGCCCGTAGTTGCGAGCAACACGGTCATAGACTTACGAGGTAGACCACCCTTTGTAATCTTATTTAGGATGTCAATGTCGAACGGAATGCGTTCTTCTTTCTTATGATAGTGTTCATATCGATCATCGAAGTCGTTTAGGAAGTCGTGACCGACACTACTATCAAAGCTAATTCCTAGAGAGTCAGAAAGAATCTTAGGAATAGAGCCCTTGTCGAATTCTTTGTCTTGACCATCGAGAATGAGAATAGATTTACGAATAGCGTTATAGAGGTCTTTATCTTGACAAAACTTTTCTGTTTCATCAAGTAGGAATGTCATGTTCGTATCTTTGTCTAGTTGCAGCGAACCAATAACCTGATGAACTTCATTATATTGATCTTCGTTGAGATCTTTACGCTTATCGATAGCAAGTTTAAGAGCCTCTTTTGAGGGAGGCTCTTTATACTTTTCTACATATTCAGAACAGGTTGCAAAGATTTTACGAAGAACAGTGTCATCGAAATAGTCTTCTTTCAGATAAGGATAGACCTTGCGGCTATACTCTTCATTCAGAATCAGATTCGATAAGATCGTCTTCTCTATCATATTGTACTTCCTTAGTAGTTAGTTTAAATTTACGCTCAATAAAGTCATTGAATTTTTGATCAGCAACTAGACCTTCAAAGAATTCATCATCATTCTCAATATCTTTTTGTCTGCGCTTCGGTTCAATGATTTCACCAGTATCCATGTTGACCATATTATACCACCCTTGGTTGGCTTTTGTCAAATGGCCAGACTCAAGAGCTAGATCAAATAGCGCTGACCACTTTTGAATACCACTATCATATAGTACAGTGAATGGTAGCTTGGATTTTTCTTTGACGTAACGAGACTTTTCGATATTGATGGTAAACTTCCAACCGGCTAGATCACTACCATCTTTTTCTTGAGACTTAGTAATGATAAAGATCTGGTTAGCTGAGTAGTAGATGCCCGTACCACCAGAAACAACAGCCTTAGGAAATAGACCTATCTCCATGTAAGTATGGTTGATAGCGACCAGAGGAATTTCTTTTGCTGTGAGCTTAGGTGTAACGATACGGAACAAAGACTTCAGCTGCTTAGCACGAGACATGTCAGCAACTGACTTTTCGTTTTCAGCGTCTTCAACTTCTTTACGAGAAGCGAGGTTACCGATTGAGTCAATCATGATGAATACACGATCACCCTTTTCGATCTCGTTCAATCGCTTAGTAGCGTCAAACTTAAGTTGTTCAACATCCTCAATAGGAACGTGAATAACTCGATTAGTATCGATGTCGTAGCTTTCAAGATACTCAGGTGTTACACCATACTCAGAATCATATAGAATAGCAACACCATCTTCGTACTTGTCGAGATAAGCTTTCATACAATACAAACCAAGTAGAGTCTTAAAGCTTTTCGAAGCACCGGCTAACACAGTTAGACCAGGAAGTAGACCACCCTTTAGAGAACCGCAGAAAGCGATATTCACAATAGGAAGATCTGTTTGAATGGGATCTTTGTCCTTAAAGAACGAGGATTTGGCCAGTACAGTCGATCCCTTGACTGAACCGGCTTTCAACATTTTGTCAAGTAAACTCATATTAATCTCCAGTTAAAATGTCATGAAGCTTATCTGCGAATGCATCGAGTTTATCATAACGGTCAGGCCAGTAGATATAATCTTTTTCTGGATTTGCCTTGAGGTTATTCAATAGCGGCATTATTGCATCATAAAGTAGTTGTGCTTTTGAAGTCGTGGACGCGAGCGCTGAAGTGAGGTTAGCCTTTTCTTCTTTAGCAGCTCGGACAACTTCGAGTTCGTCTTCCGATACGGCTGTAAAGCCGAAATCAAAATCGAGAATTGTTTCGGGTTTATCCGACATAGACTTTCTCCTGTAAAAGTGGGGAGGGTTGCCCCTCCCCTAACGCTTTAGCTACGTGCGAGTTCTTTAAAGATTGAAAGATCGTCGTCATCGTCATCGTCAGCAACTGCACTCGTTTGTGCAACTGCTGCTTCAGGAGCAGGAGCGGATTTAAGATTGCTTAGATCCAAATCGTCGTCCTCGTCAGTTTCATAAGATGAAGGAGCTGCTTGCTCTACGGTGTCCGCAGCAAGATCAAGTACTCGATAGAGCTTGG